GTGGCATACAAACATATAGTGGTTTATTAGAAGTTGCTCTTGCAGGTGGCTATGTAACTAAACCAAATGTTGGTTGGTATGCTAGAGTAGATAAAGAGACTGGAGAAATTGAAGATACAAAGGTCAGAGAAAAAGATACTCTAACTAAAAAGTTCTGGGATCCTATCTTTAAAGAAACAGACTTCAAAGAATTTGTTAAATCCTATTATTCAATTGGTCATAAGCCATTATTGGATGTTGATTTAGATATTGAATCAGAAGATGTTTAATATTACAGAAAGCGATTATTCAATTGTTGAAAAAGAAGATAGCGTCTTTCATGGTGTTAAACTAAAAACTGGAACGTGGAAAGATGTAATTGTTGTCTATGGTCAAGTAGGAGTAAAAGAAAGCCCTGAACTTGACATAGCAACTCTTTCATTTAATTACACAATACAGGATCCAGCTGATTTTAATGTTGATGAACTTAATGAAGATGAATCATTTAAAAATTACCTTGGTGCTGTATTGCAATATATAATAACAGATAGTTTAGAATATGCAAAAGAAAATAATTTAGGAGTTATAGGAATTGGAAATAACGAATCAACTGCCGACTCACATACTGAATCATCTACTTAATAATGAAGAGTATTGTCGAAGAGTCGTACCTTATTTAAAGAAAGAATATTTTGAAGGTACTCATAAAACTGTATTTGATCTTATAGTTCAATTTGTTAGTAAACATAATAAACTACCAACATCAAAAGTATTAGAACTTGAATTAAGAAAGATAAATGCTCCTGAAGATGTATTGAATAATGCATCAAGACTTATATCTGAAATAAGTTCTAAATCAGATGTTGATACTGATTATTTAATTCAAGAGTCAGAAAAGTGGTGTAGAGAAAAAGCAATCTACAATGCTATCATGGATTCTATTACTATTATTGATGGAAAAGATAAAGAGCGAAGTGAAGGTGCTATACCTGAAATACTATCAGATGCTCTTGGAGTTTCTTTTGATCAAGCAATAGGACATGACTATATTGATAATTCAGATGAAAGGTTTGATTTCTATAATAAGAAAGAAGATCGTATACCGTTTGATCTTGATTACTTTAACAAAATAACAAAAGGTGGTCTACCTAATAAGACACTTAATATTGCTCTTGCAGGTACGGGTGTAGGTAAGTCACTATTCATGTGTCATTGCGCAGCATCAGTGCTTGAGCAAGGAAAGAATGTTTTATACATTACAATGGAAATGGCTGAAGAAAGAATTGCAGAACGTATTGATGCAAATCTAATGAATCTTCCAATTGAACAACTATCATCTCTTCCAAAGAATGTGTTTAGTGATAAAATTGGAAAGATTGCAAGAGGAGCTATTGGTAAACTTATTATTAAAGAATATCCAACAGGCGCTGCTCATACAGGTCATTTTAGAGCTTTACTTAATGAATTAAAGCTAAAAAAGAACTTTCGCCCAGATATGATCTATATAGATTATTTAAATATTTGTGCATCAAGCCGCATGCGTGGGCTTGGAGGAAGTATAAATACATATAGCTATGTAAAAGCAATTGCAGAAGAGCTGAGAGGCTTAGCTGTAGAATTCAATGTACCAATAGTCTCTGCAACGCAGACTACCAGGTCAGGATATTCAAATACTGATTTAGGACTAGAGGATACATCTGAATCATTTGGTTTACCAGCAACAGCAGATCTTATGTTTGCTCTTATTTCAACTGAGGAACTAGAAGAACTTGGTCAGTTAATGGTAAAACAATTGAAAAATCGTTACAACGATCCTACTAAATTTCGAAGATTCGTAATCGGAGTAGATCGTTCCCGCATGAAACTATATGATGTAGAGGAGTCGGCACAATCTGATATCATGTCAGACATGACACCAGATAAGCCGATAAACAAGTTCGGTGTACGTGACAGTCATGACACGTTTGCTGACTTTAAAATATAGAGGAGAATATATGAATAATATGTTACAACTAGCAAAAGATTGGGTACATGCAAGATGGGCTGAAAGAACATCTTGGGATGGTGGCGTTATCGTCGGTGTCTCTTTGTCTTACCTACTCTTGGGCGGCCTATTAGATTGGGTTGCTTGGCTTGCATTAGCCTATGGTATCTATACTTTTGTTAAGGCAGAAGTTCAATAAGAACCTTTTATAATGAC